TAAACCAGAGACATTCTTGCCCTGCAAAGGAATAATGTGGTCTACATGGTAAGGGGTACCAGATGCTTGGGAAAGCATATTGGCTAGTTGATATTTTGCCACAATAAGGTGGGCGTCAGGATCCCAAAATGGGGTTCGTTGTAGTTGTACAGCACGGCGTTTGCCTTCATAGGCAGCTCGTTTGTCTTTGTTTTTAGCCCACCAACTACGATTATATTTTGTTAATTTTTCTTTATTTTTTGTTTTATACGCAATATTTTTTTCAGATACTTTTTCTGGGTTGGCTAAATGCCATGCGCGAGCGCGTTCTTTGGTAAGCTCTTTGTTTCGCTCATACCATTCTTTTGCTATTCGTTTTTGGTTTTCTTTATTTCTTGGCATAATGATATTATAATTGAAAAAGCCCAACCTTGTGGGCTGGGCTTTTTGCTTTTATTACAAAATGCTTATTACAATCCGGCTGTACCGAAAATATTACGAGCATCGTGCCAACCTAAAGCATAACGCTCGGTTGCTTTGTAACGCATGGAGTCAGTTTCAAAATCCCCCTCCATCGATTTCTCCATTGGGCGACGCATTACCAACATGAGACCATTTTCAGCATCGGTCTGGATCCACCAAGCCTTGGAAGAGCTCAAACGGGTTACAACGTGTGTACCCTTTGGAAGCATACCAGTAGACTTAATTGGGTTCAGATCGTTGTCAGCTGTGCCAGAACGGAGAACTGACTTCAGAATTACTTCTGATTGGAACTCGAGTGCTGGTGGAACAACTAACTGCTCAGCTTTTAGACGGATACGCTTACCGTTGTTGTCAACTGCAGAGCGGATCTGGATGAGCAACTGCTCAACAGAAGTTTGGCTCAAAGAAGCAGCTGTAGACAACTGGTTAGAGTAAGAACCGCCGTTAGCGATTGGGTGAGCGGTGTTGATCAAAGTTACGCCGTCGCCGCCTACGTAGCCAGCTGTGAACGCGAAGTTCAACAAGTTAGCGCACAAGGTTTCCTTGGTTTCAATCATGGATTGAGCCAAGTGCTTAGCGAAAGTGGAACCGATACGGATGTGATCGCCGTCTTCCATCAAAACTTTGGTCAAGGCGTATGCCAAGCCATAGATTTGGTAGATGAAACGGGTGATGTACAGCGTACCACCTTGATCGTAGCTAACTGGAGTACCGTCAGGCATCGCAGGAGCTGCGTTCATACCATAAAGCATTACTTCTTCATGGTAGTTACGTGGAATACCTTGGATTTCTTCTACAAAACCCTTCCACTCATCGTCGCGTTGTTCATAAACGCCATCAAAGACTTCGTTGATAATCGGTTCGACTACCGCACGAAAGTCTGTACTACGCATTGGGGTTGCCATTGCTTATTCCTTTCGTATTAAACTGCGACAGATGCGGCAGCAAACTGGTTATTGGAGATAACAACCTGAACAATGGTGTAAGCGTCACCCCATTGATTGGTGTTACCGGCTGGGTAAGCAGCTTCGCGGCCGAGACCTACAACACGAACTTGACCTTGAGCGCCAGAAGCAACAGGAGTTGCCAATAGAGCTGTGGTAGAGAAACCAGCGCCACCAGTACCGATGGTGTAGCCATCAGTTACAGTAGAGTTAGCAGTTGTGTCAAAGTTGTACTCTGAACCGACAGCGTTAACGTTAGCAGAACCGTTAACTTGGATTTCGTATACAAGAGCTGGGTCTTGGAAAATCCAGAAAACGATTTGAGTTGCTGCAGCTAAAGAAGTTGCGGTGATTGATTTACCAACGGTACGGCGACCTTCAGCGGTTGTATATTCTACACCGTCGAAAGAACCGTATACTTTACCGCTACCAGCGGCTTGTGCTGCAATTGTTAATTGGCCTGTTGAAGTAATCGCTACTGGGGTATACTGATAGAATGCTACTTGGCTACCAGTCAAAGAGTAGGGAGCTGAATACGCACCACCAGTTGTGCTGGTGAGGTTATAGCTGTTAGTACCAACGAATGGTACTGAACGATCTAAACCGCTTGGATGGTATGCAGGCTTCAGACCAAAGGGTTGAAATGTTGCTGACATATTGTCACTTTTCCTTTGTTGTTGAAGTTATTGAAAACGAATGTTTTTGCTTGCCTTCGATGCTTCCTTTTCCATCTCCAATAAACCACCTTCCAAGAGTGAACGTCCGCCTTTGCCCTCACCTGCATTACCACGCACTTGTGCGGTGATGTTGCGTTGGTGCTCGAGTGGATCTTCGAGGTGCAATAGCTTCATTACTTCTTGGTAGATGTCTTCTGGTAACTTGAAGAGAATCATCTCATTGCAACTTACACAGCCTTCAAACTTGCCCGAACTCATCTTGCCCAGCGTTCCAAAGCCTGTTCCTAATTCCTCGGCTTTCACTGGCTCATAGCCCAATGCAATACGTTTGTCGATACTGTCGTATGTGTTGGTTGTTGATAACCAACACAAGTGCATTCCAGGGATTGTACCCGCTGGAATCTCGGGCAACGCACTATTTGCCCATTTGTCTCTGAACGCATCAAGGCGTTCGCGACGTGCGATATCATCAGGAGACGCTGTTGTAGAGCGCTCTAATACTTCTTGGACTCGATCGGCCATGCGATCTTCTAAGTCACGTTTAATTCTTGGATTTGCCATTTTGTTTATCCTCTATTTTGGCGGTCATACGTTGCGTATGCCCGGATCATTTTGTTTCGTTTATTTACATCATCCCACGCACCAGCGTCTTTAATTGCTTGAACACGCTCACGACTTAACGTAATTGTGTTTTTGCCCATTGCTGGTGACTCTGATCTGCTTGAAGCAGTAGGGCCAGCTGAGCGTTTGCTGGGTTTTTCGCTCTTTGTCGATTGATATCGATGTGGGAGACGGCTTTGTAAACGATTATCAAGCTCATCCCAATATTCTGGGTCCGCTGGATCCCATCCATCGGCTGCAAGCTCCTGATCTATTACTTTGGCAATTCTACTATCTGTATCTCGAGCCTGTGGGTCAAACCAATCGTTCTTTTTTAACCAACGGGTAGCGTTTTCTTGTACTTCAGTGCTAACTGGGTTAGGAACGTTTTGTTTTGGCGCCTTAGCAGCCTCGATTTGTTGTTTTTTGTAATGCTGAATCTGTTGCAAACGTTGTTTAGCGTCTGTTAACTGTTCCAAGTACTCCACTTGAGCTGCAGCATCGCCTTGTTGGGCTGCTTGTAGCATTTTCATCTTAGCATACTCGACTTTTGTTGCTTCATCTTCCAAAGTCTTGTCAATCTGGGCAATACGCAGTGATTGTGCGCCATTTTCCAGTGATGCTAAGCGTCGTGCTAACTCTTCATTACGCTTTTCAAGTGAATTAATCTTGTTTTTCGCTGAAATTTCGCGTTGGCGCTTTAATTCTTTCTTTAACTTGCGCTCTTCGCGTCGTGCTTCGCGGATTTTTTCACGTTCTTCATCAGATTCACCACTATTTTCATCTTCGTGGTCATCTTCATGGTCATCATCGCCATCATCTTCCGATTCTGCAGCTACTTCGACCTTTTCTTCTACTTCAGGTTCAAATTCTTTTGGTAATTTAACTTTTGCAACGGCTGAGCCGTCTTCAAGTTCCTTTACAGGAACATCTTTTTCATTTTCTGCCATAATTTTCTTTCAAAATTAGTCTACAAACGCCTTCATTTTCTGCGCATATTCAAAATTCTTAATGCGAGAAATGATTTCACGTGCCTGTAATGTGATAAACACCACTGGGGCGCCACCATCATCTGGGTTAATAACAAAACGGTCACCACCATATTTGATGGTACGTACTAGATCGCCTTCTTTACACCATGGGCCTTCGACCCAATATGACAAGTTTTCGTCTAAATTACGATATGCCAGTGGTCCAACCTGCACCACCTTAGCTACTGTTTCGTTAAAACGTAACGTTTGTTTGGTTTCATCCACAAGGATGATTCCGCCTTTACTTGTGGTCTTTTCCCTGCGTAACTGCACAAGTACTCGATCACCTGCTACTTCAACGCCCGGATCAATAATCGGGAAACATTCTATTTCCGACCGTGTATCTGGTTCGTCTTGTTGGTTAACATCAAATGCTGCCATTCGGCTGCCTCCTGCGATCTCTACAGATCTTCTTCGTCGTCTTCCCTCAGAATTTCATTGATGATGTCTAAAGTGTCTTTGAACCCTTCATATCGGCCGACTAATCGTTGATAGTCGTCAAATGTGTTGACATTCACACCAGCGGTGAGGGTATCCGCTAATTTTGTTTGCTCAACGCGTACGCGTTGTATGATTTCAGATAAAATGTCCTTCATAATCTTACTAATGCAAGGCTATGAAGGAATCCGCCCTAAATTAATAGAAATTACCGCCGCCAATTTCGTTAAGGTTCTTATCTGGTCCAACTTTTTGACCTTTGGTCAACTTAGCTTGGCTAGCGCCAATCTTCCAGTTGTTATCACGATGGGAGCCAGAAGCGCCGCTATCGATTGTCTTTTCGCCAGGGCCGCCGCCAGAGCTTTGTACGCCCATTTGCTTGTAGGTTTGACGAAAACCTAATTCATCTTTTGCCATTATTGCTGTTCCTCAGTGGGTGGTTGTTGTGGTTGTTGCATGGCTTGTTGCTGTTGTGCTTGGGCCATTTGTTGCTCATGTTGCTGCTGGGCTTGTTGCAAAGCCTGTTGGTGCTGCTGATTTGTTTGTGCCATTTGCTGAGCATGTTGCTGCTGAGCATTTTGTAACTCAATTTGATTTTGAACTTGCTGCGCTTGTTGTTCAAACGCTTGTTGTTGAATTGCTAAACCATGTTGTCTAATATCTTGGTTGGATGCGTTGATTGCTTCTATAGCAGACATGTTTTGATCAGCTTCAAGTTGCTTTTGAGTTTGATCCATACCAGCTTTTGCAGAAATCATAGCAACACGCTCTTTTGCAGCGTTGTTGATATTTGCCATAGCAATATCGGTGGCATTCCGCTGGTTATCAATATTAGTTTGCGTCTGGTATTTAGTTTGTAACTCTTGGACTTTTTGTTGCAACTGAGCAATCTTAAGCTGGTATTCTTGCGCTTGTTTCTGGTTATCAAACTGCAACTGCATTTGAGCTTCTTGCATTTTGCGCTGAGTCTCAGCCATTTGTGTCTTGAGCAATACTTGTGCAGTTGGATCAGCAATAGCTGCGTTTTCTTGTTGAGCTTGTTGAGCTTGCGCAACTTTTTGTGCCAACATACTTATTTGTTGTACATATTGTTGCAGATTCATTTTTGCATCTTGGTCTACCATGTTAGATGCTAAAGCAAGCGCTTGCTGTGCTTCAAGATCTAATGGTTTTTCTTGATGTAAATCAAGCATGTCTTTGCCGCCAGCAGCTTGTGCCACGTAAGCGCGCATCGATTGCAAATAGTGCAATGTTAAATGTTGTTTGATATGCTCAAGAGCATGAGGAGCAAAAACAGGCCCAATAACGGGATTGCCACCATAGGCAGGATTGTTCGCATATTCTAAATGTATTTTAATGTGTGCAATATGATCTTGGTCGGGGTATGCAGCAGCTGGACGGCCCATAGTCATGGATACGTTTTCAAGCGCTGGGTTAGATTCGTTCGCACCTTGTGGGTTTGGCAGAATTTCTTCAATCATTGGAACTTTAAGTTGTTCTAACATACGGCGGTAAATAGCACGCATGTCAAACATTCCAGGGGGCGCTGATGTACCCATTTGCAACAGAGCTTGTGTCTGTGCTAAACGCTGGGTCTCAGAGAAAATGTTTGGATCGGATACTGGACGTACATCGTCGTTGTATGCAAAATCACGAACTTTAATTTCTTCT